TTACTCGCCTACCATGCCGTCACCATCGCGGTCATCCATATACTGGTATAACCAATGATCGCTTGTTATTGGCATACTAAAACCTGCAGCTTTTGCTTCACTAATTGTCACCTTACCATTACCATTTGTATCTACACTTGAGACATCACCTTCAGAGTTTGAACCCGTGGAATTGGAAGGCTCTTTGGAAGGTTCACTATCTGTTAAACCGAGTGACTCGTTTACTTCATCCGGGTTAACATTGTCATATGTATCAACGATCTCGTTCCCCATTAAAGTATAAGTATACTGATAACTTGAAGGTATCTGAGTTTCCGTATCCGGGTAAGTAATAATTGCTTCAAAATTAGTTGCTCCACCTGCATCACGGATTGCACGTTCCATATAAGCTACATCACCGTTTCGATTGAGCGTACTATCTTGTGGGGTTATATTATAAGCATTAGATACCCCACCGAGAGAATCAGCAATGACATGGCCTTCATCTAAAACATCACTTTCGACACCAGGGACTTTTGCTTCGTCAGAATAGTATCTGCCAGACGATAATACAGGTTCGCTATTGTCATCCTGTAAAATAATTTCATCCGCAATAATACGTACTAATTGTCCGTATTCATTAGTAAAAGCCCAATATTCTCGGTCTCCAAAACCAATATCAACAACCACTTTGGATTCACGATGACCAGACAAATCTCCACCATCGACTTCAATAAGATCGTATCCCTGGAACTGTTCATCATCTGTTTCACTTTCTTCAGCAACTGCAGTGGTGGATTCCTCGTCTTTGCTATTTACTTTTTCTTCTTCTGGTTCTGATTCTTCAGCCTGTTCTTCATCGGTATTAACTGTAGTTTCTTCTTGTGGTTTTGTTGGTTCCTCTGCACCAGATGCATCTTCTACGTCGGTACAACCAACCATAAAGATGATCGTAATAAGTAACATTAAATAGTTTAATTTCTTTTTCATTTTAAGACTCCCTTATAACCGTTTTATGGTAATTATTTCTAAATATATTATACAGTAGATACAAATAATTATGGGAGTTTAATTGATTTTTCTACCTTTTTTATGTTATTTTTGTTTTTATCTAATTGCGACTTAATCAAACCATTCACTCGTAATGCTGTCTACTAGTAACTCTATCTTGCATTATGCACTCACTCCATTTCTAATCGGTCCAGCTGAAAGGATATTATCTAATTTGAAAGTGCGCACTTTCTTACGGTAATAACAATAAGCTAAGATATGATCATCATGTACCTCCAGCACTCTAACAAAACGCTGTGTGACTTGATTTTCGCTATCAATATAAAAGATGATTAGCTTTTGTTTGGTGCTTACTGATTTAGATAATAGACCATTCATGCTTTTACCTCCCGGAACGTTTGTTTTCATTCATTATATACGAACAGTTGTTCTTTTTCAATCGTTTTTATGTTAAAGAAGGATTTTGGAAATATTTGACGAATATCTCTATAAATGTATTGAAGGACCAGACTTGGAGGATGATAAAATGAATATACATAGATACATGACACCCAATGAAGCTGCTTATCGCTGGGGAATAAATCAAGAAACCGTTATGACTAAATTGAATTCTTCTCTTCACCAAGAAGATATAGACACTTTTATTAAGAACGGATTAATAAAGTTTTTTGCAATAAATGATGGTACGAAAAAAGAATGGATAATCACAGAAGAAGCTATGGAAAGATGGTTTGGAGAATTGGAATTCAAAATCTGGGTAAGAGAAGGTTATGAAATTAAAGAAATTAAATCTCAAGGTAATTTACATGAGTTTGAAGTAGTAAAAGGAAGCGAGGTTGTTGCTACTATAGCTCCAGCTGATGTATATGATATGGAAATGATTAAAGCTGATCTTGATGATGGTGATGACGTCAATGGTTGGGATGATGGGAAAGGTAATACTATAAACGTTGATTAGTTATAAAAGCGCTCTGTTTCCGCAGAGCGCTTTTTAAGGCAATGTATTCGCAAATTCTTTTTCAGAAAGCACCAGTTTGCTTAATACACAAAGTAATTAGAATAAGAAAGATTATGTTAGTGTTTCTTTAACAAAGTATTTTTCCTTAAAAACTTTATCTGCTCCTGGAACCAGTGTAACTTTAACCAATTCTCCATCTTCCATGTCACGAGCTTTTCTTCTCATTTTTTCGATATTCTTCATCTTAAGGCAATTATAAGTTGTCTCTACTTTTTCTAAAGGGATGACAGCGTCAAAAAGCTCAATTCTAGCATCTTTGCCAGTGGCGGTCACTTTTAAACCCAAACCCTTTTGATTTTTAGGTTCAAATACTTGAATTAAGTCAAGCAATGCTTTTCTTTCAGTGCAATCAACCTTGACATCTTTTATCGTTTTTTGAACAGGTTTGTCTTCTACAATACTCTCCAATATCTGAATGCTTTCCCAATCTTCTTTATCAAACTTTTCAGGGATACGAAACTTAACATCAAAATTCTTTTCTAAACTAAGAAGACGGTTTATCAGCCTATACTCTCCTTCTAACTTTTCTAGGCTACCGTTAAATTCGAATTTGTTTGCAACAATAAAGTCTGTATCTGTTTGTAAATTTTTAAATATAAGCGAGCCTTTCTTTTCTGACACAGTTTTGAAAAAGGACAAAAGAGAATAATTTGCATCTAAATCCCGTTGTAAATCCGGTTTTATTTTTATATCAATTTTAACATTAGGTTTCCCCAAGCGAAATTGAAGGGCTACATGAAGCTTTGAGTAAACATGCTTGCTGTTATCTAACGTATATAAATTATTTCTTCTATCAACATCACATATATTTAGCTCAAGATAATCCAGTAGAGTTATTTCTTTACAATCTGATTCACTTTTTAATGACACCTTCAAACCCATCGGTTTAGGGAGAGGATCGGGAGCAATGACCCACTTCCACTCTTTTATGGCTTCATCAAATTCAGGCGTGGGGACTTCATTTTCTCCAAGCCATGCTTGAAAAGAAAGCATATTGATTTCAATATCTTCTTGTTTTATGTACGCTTCATCAAGAAGCTGGTCGAAATCTTTAGATTTATCTTTTTTAATCTTAAATTTTCCCCTATAAGAAAGGGGATATTTCTCTCTTGCTTCCTGGGTTAGTGGTTCATGTTCGAAAATATAGCGATCTCCCAATTGAACAGGTTTATAGCGATAATGGGGATAGAGAGGATGTGTAGTTCCTGCCATGTCAGTAACTTGTTTCAATAACTGGGCCATTCCCTCGTAATCCCCTTCTTGATTCAATCTTGCTATTTCATCATAAATAGAGATGGAAATATTTATTGTTGAATTCTGAACCGCAATATTATCATTGCCTTTTTGCTTAATATAATAGCCCTTCCTTTCTTCCATTTTATTCTCCTTTATTACGTTTTTTATTATTATAAATGTTAAGGGTAGAATCCATCATCGCTTTATTACTATCACCTTTTTGGGAAATAACCTTTTTTGTTTTACTCTTATTAATTAATTTATATGCAGCTCCCCCGACTATTACTGTACCGACCACACCAGCAATAACACTCCAAATGAAATTTGTCAGTTCCATAGATTCACCTCAATTCATCTTTTATTAATATCCTGTTCTAATTTGAGATTTCATTCAAAAATATGACCTATTATTGTATATAAATTAATTCTACATTTTAATTGTACCAAACTTTTCCACAAATTATCAGACTAAATCGGTTTTTTTATAGAAAATGGATTAAAAACTAATCCAACTAAATATAAAGAAAGAGATGGCCACCATTAGTGATAATTACACCAACGCGACATCTCTTTTATGTTTTCCTATTTAAACAAATGTTTAAACGTTACTGGACCTACTCGACCATCAACAACTAAACTTTCTGCTTCTTGGAACTCTCTTACTGCTGCTTCACAGCCACTACCAAAAATACTGTCTAACCCTTTTGGATCATAACCTTTACAGTATAACAATGCTTGGATAATCCAAGTAAGTCTGCCTTTTGCTCCTGGGTAAACAATGATACTTGCATTTTCTGTCTTAGGACCCCAAACACCATCTTTAACCAAACCTCTGTCAAACTGTTTATTTAATTCCGTTTGATATGCTTTAAGAAGCGCTTTTCTCGTTTTAGGCCCATCATAGCCATCTACTCTTAATCCTGCATTATAATACTTGTTGGCATAGATCTGTATCTCTTTTATGATAACTTTACTATTACCATAACTTGGTTTAGATGGTTTGCTACTGGAGACGTTAGGCATCTGCAAATGAGGATAGTCTTTGAAGCTTTTCCAATCCCCTCCCCACTCAAAACCAAGTGACTTACCAATAGCTGCAGCTCGTCTCCATTTTTTATCTACTTTCCAGATGGCATCTTGGCCATCATCTGAAACAATAAAGAAGTCTACTGCAGTACCGTAATTATGGATAGATTGACCAGGCTTCGCATTGGTTACAATGTTACCTGGTGTCGTTCTACCCTGATCATATAATGCTTGCTGTCTTGCATAGGAGCGATAACCTTCACTGATCTGTACGTAGATTCCTTCCTTATATGCTCTTTTAATCAATTCTAAAGCTTTATCGCGTACTACTGGATGAGTACCCTTGTCCATGTTTCTATTTGATCTGTCTAATAAAGTTTGTAGTGATACTGTCATTATTTAGTCACTCCATTTCTCTTTTTAAATAACTCAAATAATCCTGTTCCAGCTAGTCCAGCGAATCCTCCCGCCCATAACCTCAATACGAGATCCATGTCGGTAAATGGGTAAGCTGCAGCACCTATTAACAATCCGATAACTAAACTAATACCTGGTAAGATGTTCTTAGGTAATTTAACCGATCTCTTAACACCTTCCATTAATGCTGCGACTACTGGCATAATAACTGTGGCAAAAACTAATACTTGTTTCATAACTTCATTTTCCATAGATAATTCCTCCTCTTAATTAGCTAAATAAGTCAAAATAAAACCCGACATGGAAATAGCAAGAGCAATCCACGCGGGCAAATTTTTAAAAGTATTTTCACGTTGTTTAATGATTTTTTCTACATCCTCCTTACTAGCTTTTGAGCTGACCTTGGTTTGTAAATGTCCAATATCTTTTTCGTTGGATTCAGAGCGACTATCTGCTTCTTTGGCAATGTCATAGGTCTCATTAATTTTATCTTTCATGTCCAATAAACTATCTAATTTTCCATTTTGTTCAGCCAGAGAGACTTTAACATCCATCAGAACCGTCATAAATTCTTTCATGTCCTCCACTTCCTTCGCTGTTTGTGTCATCCTCGACCCCCTAACGTCCTGACGTAAAACTCTTTTTGTGCAAAGAAAAAGCACCTCATTAAAAGGTGCTCCTTACTTGAATTAAATTATGCTTTTTTTTTAAAATACATGAAACTGTATAAAACAGCCGTAATAGCGATCAATAGCCACATTTCTGCGGGCATTGCACTAATTATGATATTGATTACCATAATTATATTGTCCAGTATAGCCGTTGTTATTTCTTCGGCGGTCAAACCTAACATTGAATCCCTCCTTTACCTTTTATATCGGTTATAAGGAAGGAGTTTAAAACATAAAAATAACCCCTATGGATGGCAAGGGGAATTGCAGGCTCCCCGGTTACATATAAAAAAGCACCCGGTTAGGAGTGCCTTAAAATTAATTAATAGATTTCTTTTGATGAAAGTACACTTTGTTTTTACTAAAGACTAATATATCTATATGTCCTCCGCATGGATGATAGCCATCAATAGTTTCCTCATTAATGGAAGTTTCAACAATTTTTTCTGCAAATTCAATGGAATCTTTTAGGGGAAACTGATCAAAATCAATATCTACATCAGTGTATAATTCATCAACCTTGCTATGGTCTCCCCTCCATATAGCACCAAAAATAATTGAACCATTATTATAATTATTTCTAACATACTTATCTTCACAAATTGTATATACACTCGGAGTATCTTTATCATAGCCCGAAGCTATAAAACAAACTTTTGAACCAGAATTAACCAATAAAAACTCATGTAGTTTTCTACTAACGTCCTCTACAGTATCATTTTCTTGAATATACTTACTTTCTAATTCCGCAATTAATACGGCTATAGGAATTGATTTAATGTGAGTTTCTCCATGATAACTTATTGCTACATTTCTTTTTGTCAGTTGTAATATTTTAAATTCATTCTCTCGCTCACAATATTGATGTTTTTTACCATCAGGATATTGTATAGTAGTTGTCACTCTACTATCCGCAGCCATTACTATGCCTTCGGGAACAAACACACATGATAGTATCGTCATAAATATCCCCCTCCCATCTCCTAATATTCGACAGGAGGAAGCATTTTCCTTTTATTTTTTACGCAGCTGGACCATTCAATCGTTCCAGGACCTCACCTTTTACCAACGTTCCTAAACTGTCAGTAGATCCACTGTGTTGGAAGAACTCTACAGTAGTAACTGGAACATATCCATTCATGTTAATTTGATTGTTAGGATCCACTCCACGAAAATGAATATTTACCTTTTGTTCTTCACCCACGTTTACAAATTGAATATTAGTCACTTGAAAATCCATTGTTTCAATCATTATTTTTCCTCCTTAATAACTGTATTTAATAACCCTAATGTCTTTGGTGTAATCGAAATCGTGTTTAGGTCATTAATATTGATCTTGTGTATTTCCAACTTCACTTCCTGATCGAGCAATTCTTCCAATTCTTTATTAAATTCTTCTAGCTTATCTTCTTGTAGCTTTACACGCCCGTTTTCCAGGTCCTTCTCCTTATACTTGCCTATAATCTTAGAACGCAATTCCTGTGCTGTTTTAACCTCACCTCCCACAATTTTATGAACCCTTTGAATGTGAAAAGCTACCCCAACGGGTAGCTCTTTTTCGGATAGGGCAGTTAAACCCTCATCAATATTAAATATGTCTTTTACTTTTATTTTCATCTAAGCCACTCCTTTTAGTTGTTCTATTTCAGCTTTTAACCGTTGGTTTTCCATCTCTAAGAAATTAATACGCTCGTCATGATCGGTGGTAATAACGGATAGTTCCTGGATGGCTTTTGAGTTTAATGTACTATGAGAATATCCATCAATTGTTACTTGGTTATCCCCCAATACTTCCTTTGGTGTTCTATATCCTTTACCAATAATGAATCCATATTTAGTGTACATAGATCCATTTTCTACATCTGATTTAAATTTAAACTCGCATAGATCAGAGTTATTTAGTAAATCTAAAGCCTGAAAACCAATTGGTTTAATATCTGTTTTCAGGTCCAAAGTGGACACCGTATTAAAAGCTTTTGCAATACTGTTAACTGTAGTAGAAGAAGCAATTTGTGTATTCCATACTTCTTTTGGTGCTTGTATATAAGTTCTGTCATCTCCTACTGTTATTCTTGCTCGGTTAGCTCCATAAATGTTAATAGAACCATTGTATATTTTAAAATCCTTACCAAGAATCTGTATGCCTTCTTTTAATGGATCTGCCCCCCATTTTGCTTTAAATATAGGGTTACCTTGATAATCAAGCACATTCCATGAAGAAGTTTCTGAAGCACTAGGAGGAGCCCCGATATTTCCATACTTATCAAACTGCGCTCCACTCGCTTCTGTAAAACCAACTGTTCCAGAAAACTTCGTGTATGCTGCCCTTACTGTAAATCCTGCTAAGTCACGTAAATTACCTGTGGTGTCATATGCTAGAATTTCAAGTGCATCATTTAGGGTATTAAATTCAATATAGCCTGTTTCCTTAAAAGGTTTATTTACATCAGCCTGCCACAATCCTGTCTGCAACTGCAGGGAAACTCCGCCTTCTTGCTCTAAGTTAGGATTATTGATGTTAAGGACAGGCGTTTCGATTGAGCCTTTAAAAGTTCCGGTAGCACCATCTAAATGACCACCAAAAGTTAAATTACCATCTACAGCTAGATCAGTAGCAGTGACAAATCCATCTAGCTCTATACGATCTGCTTTTGCACTAATGGTGCTTTGCATGCCGTCAATGGTAAACTCTGCACTGGATACTCTATCCTCTAAATCACCCACCACTGTTGCATCTGCTTTAAGCGTTATAGTGCTGTTTAAACCATCAATATCAGCTTCAGCTGTGTTCATCCTCACACCTAAGCTATCAACAGTTGATGATTCAGCCTTAGCATTTATTCTCGTATCATATTGTGTAAGTGTGGTTTCGTTCGCTGTTACTCTACCTTCAATGGCATTAACTACACTTGTTTCCACTTTAGATGTAATTTGGTTAGATAATTGTGTAATAGATGTATCATGTTGCTCTATAATTAAAGCATTATCATCTATTTGCGCTTGTGTATCTTCTGGTGCTGGTGTCCAATCGGTGGCTACGTTGCCTTTTTCTATTTTGACATTACTGATTGTATACCAATCCTCTGACCCATATTGACTATAAAATTCAAGCCAAGTATCACCCGGTCTGGATACTGTACCAGGGTTTTCAATTATTGTTGTTTGAAAAGATAGCCTTTGTTTTGAAGTGCCGATATTCTGAAACGTTTTTTGAGGACTAAAAACCAATTCCCCATCTCTATTGCTGTTATAAACTTGGAGATATTCGCCTTTAGCCATTTTTACATCAAAACTAATAGTAATTTCATCACCAATATTCAACTTGGCAATTACATGTTGAATGCTTCCCCAATAGGTATGTTCAGATCTGGGAGTATTACCGCTGTATACTTCCCTTGCGCTATCATGAGTTAAATTCCTTCCACCAACCTCGATACCATCAATAGCCCCCTGCACATAAGTAGCATCAACTTTACTCGCAATCTGGTTAGCCTGGACATTAAGCTGAGCTGAATTATCACTAACAGTTCCTTTTAACGTATCAACTTCAGTCTGGTTAGCTTTTAACCCAATAGCTGTTTCATTCTGGCCAATACGTGTACTATAACTGTTTAAGTCCGTGACAATACCATCCATATCCGTTTGGTACTTCGTAACACCTACATAGTTAAGGAGTCGATTATCTACCTCAGATATGGTATATACATCACCTTTATTGGCTTTAGATACTAACTGACCATCTACATATGCCAATCCTGCTTTATCAGCTAAGTCCCCTGCTATTTCCGTCATTTTGGCATCATAGATAGTTTTCGCAACTGCATATGCTTTGGCATTCGCTTCTGCTTGTCCGGCAACAGTATCGGCATGTTGTTCGGCATTGGATTGTGCTTGACTTGCTTTTAGATCAGCATGAGTTTTGGCTGCGGACTCTGCGGCTGCTGCTGTTGTATCAGCATGTTGTTTTGCTTCCGTTAATTTAGCATTCACATCATTTATCCGCGCTTGCTCTTCAGCAGTGACAATTCCATCAGCATAACTTTCCGCCTTTACCCTCTCTGCTTCTGCTTTAGTGGTAGCGTATTGCTCAGATGCAGCTTGCGCTTCACTTGCTCGAATTTGTGCAAATGTCTTTCCATCTTCAAATACAACCTCGTCTTTGCTATCGATTGTCACTTTGTCGTAGGTGTATTCTGCTAGTTTGGCTCCGTCTATTTTGAGAGCAACAAGGGATTGCAAAGATCGAAAAATCGATTTCACTTCATCTTCGGTGTATTCAATGTAATCACCTAAAGTAACTTCACTTTGAGTTTGGCTATTTTCCTTAATACTTTCTTTCATGCTGTGCACGCGTGCTTCCAGATAAAGTGGTGGATAGAAACCTTCATCTTTTACCCGGATTGTATCCCCAAAGAATACGTGTTGGCCTGTTTTCGCAGATAGAGTTTCAAAGCTTGTTTTGTATTCAATTTGTGAGTTTACACGTTTGCCAAGTTCGTTTTCTGTTAAAGTAGTTAAATACTTTAACGTCATATCTTGGTCTGTAGATTGAGGATAGTATGGTTGAATAAGATGTTTACCGTTTCTTCCCCATCGCTTTAAAGCTTCCTCATCTTTTACTAGCACAGTCTTTCTATTTCCTTCTGTATCAGCAGGACCAATACCTAATAAGGCTGTAACGATCTCTGTATTTTTCTCAATCCGTTCTATTCCAGTTAAATTATGACCAAAAGTAACTTCATAACCTCTCCAAACTCCAATCCGTTGCAACAAATCAACATATCTACCAACTATTTTATTTCCTTCTATCTCAATTCGAAAATGAAGTTCTAAACTAAAATCCTTGGCAATCATTTTCAAGGCAGCATATGGATCGGTGTGTTCTTCGATAACAAATGTTTTACTTCCTTCTCCTTCAATTCGTCCTGGTGTCCATTCTGTACCATTTAAAACTAAGCCAGTTGCACTTGTAGCAGATTGATCTGTTAGTTTTTGAGGATGTATAACAGCCTGTTTCTGTAATTCCAAATAACTTGCAGTAGTAAAAACGGAGTAACCTCGGCTGCCATCTTGGTTTAGTACCTGACTTGATTCCTCAATAATAAATTCTACGTAGTAACCTTGTTTATCAGGAATAATGATTCGATTTCGATTCTTTAGGAACTTGGAAAAATTCTTGTTTGCAAAAGTAGTAAAATCAAAAGTATCCCAGTTTTTTGCGATTTGTCTTTCTCTAATATCTTCCCAATAATCCTTTTCCTCAATATAGTCGAGTAATTTATCATCTTGATTACCAGCTATATGAATTAATGATTGCATTCCCTCCCCTCCCTTATCTATAAGCTGGGCTATATTTCATTTTTCCATGAACTTTAGCTTCTGGCAGAAGAACAACATTATTTTCTCCTGGATACAAACTAAAAGGACTTGCCCCGAAATCACCTTTAACTAAAGGTTCTCCATTTAAGAGCAACTCCTTATTTTTATTATCTATTACAATTTTGTCACCAATACGAGCGATATAAGGCGTTTGGTCTATTGTTTCCTGTTTTAATTCGAAGGCTTTGATATGTTGTATTTTAGGCGCAGATGCTCGATCTGTAGAAGCATATTTCCCAATATGAATCTGAATATATTTTAATTTGCCCATGTACTCATTTGCATTATCGGTATAAGATTCTAAAAGGCTGTAAACATGGCGATTGTTATTTGCTATTCGAGAAACATAAAATTCAAATTTATTACCGATGCGTCGCATTCTTAACATGCCATAAAAGAAATCCCAGTTGTATAAATAATTTTGGGAACTAATAATGTAATTCTGCTGCCTACCAACAAACGGGCCTATACGCCCCTCTGCCTTTTTCCGATTGATATTAGTGTTATTATCAATTACAGCCATTTTGCCTAATTCATTCCTATTTTCATCAAGCAAATAAAACTCAATTCGATACGTCTGGCTGGTTTTTGTAGTCCTCCCACTCAACATCATTTCAATTTCAAAATTTTGCGTAGGTGGGACTTCTTTAACTAATGCCGGACCGTGCCAACCTGTTTCTGTATCTTGCCCATAACTAGGTACTGTGATCCCATCATTATCCGTATTTAAGGATCCGGTTACTACTCCACCATCCACATATGTTGGAGTACTTGACCATGTATCTAAAGTTTGACCACGTTCTTCCAAAAGAAGCATCTTTGTATCTACTTCTGTTTCTGAAACCGTTGCAGGTTTGCCTACTATCATATATTCTTCTCCATTGGAAACCATTGCAAAAGTTATTGGTGCTAATACTTCTAATTCAAAAACAGGCTTTGTTGGTGCAGTTCCTTCTACATTAACTATATTGCCTAATGTTGCGTCTAGGTTAACAGTCTTTTCAGGGCCGTATTTATATGGCTTGCATAAAAAAGTTAGCGTTCCTGATCTTAGAGTAACTTGTCTTTCATAGTCACTCATATCACCTGTTAATCGGCCAATATAGGTTTTTCCTGGAACATTATCAAACTCGATTTCTTGATTTTCTTCTGTAATCAGCCAGGATTTTAACTCATCTAATATTTGTTGTTCGTGTACTTCATCTTTGACTGTAAAGCCTACAGGCTGTTTAACGTACAATACTCCTGTTTCTGTTGATTGGATATGTGCTCCTGGCATTCCTGGTACTGATAATAAGTTATGATTGATTGGAGCGTAAGGGGATTCGCTTCTGCCTTTTAACAAATATAGCCATGGCTTTCGTATGCTGTTAAATTTTAATGATTCATGCAAAGCGCTCCCCCCTCTCTTGATTCCTTTTTTGAATTTCAGTTACACGTGGCTCCACCATACCTCCAACAAGCCTACTATCCATATATACATCAGAGTCTTTCAAAAGTATTTGAGCTAGCAAAGAAACGATTTCTTTTGTTTCTGCAACTTGTTGTTCTAGTTTTTCAACAATTAATTTAGATCCATTCTCTTGTACTTGCTTACTACTCTGGACAGGAGCACTCACTTTACTAGTTAAAGCCAACAACTTCATGAATTCAGTATTTCTTAAATTAGCTACAATCCTGTCTGCTTCACCTGCAGGGCTAACGCCAGAAGCAAAGCCTGGAATACTGCTTGTTGACGTTAAGATTTTTTTGGTTTCTTCATTCGTAAATACTTGAGCCCCTCGAGGCATATTGTACAAACCGAAATCGGCAATTGACCACTTGTTTTTATACCTTACAAGTTCTGGTCCTTCTTCTCCTAGAAACGCTGGTCCTTTTGGAGAAGAGTCAGTACCTTTGGCAAAACCAAGCGCGTTTCCAATCCATTTAACTCCTACGCTAACAACGCTAGGAACTAAACTGGCAATGCTAAATGTCTGCCTCCAAGATACATCTACATTTTTCTTTTTCTTCTGAGACACGTCTCTGTTTAGCTTACTTACACCACCATTGTCATCCACGTGTACATCTTTATTGGCATCTTTACCAGCTTCTCTAGTTCGCTTTTCCTCTTTCTTTATTCCTGCATCTGTTTTTCTATTATTCTTATCAATCTGAGCGCCCTGACTTCTTAAAGCGTTTTCGCCTAGGTTTATTTCATCTTTAACTTGATCCCATAGACCGGCTTCTTTCAGGATCTTCACTAATACATCATCATTCTTTAGAATTTTTCTATCCAGAGCAGAAATTTGTTTGTTTATTTCATCCTTGTTTGCTCCTTGTTTCTTTAGATTTTCTACAAGGTTCTTACGTTCCTTAAGGTGCTCATCATTCTTTTTTTGCAGCTGGCGAACGATATTACCTTCTTCAACTTTAATTTCTGTAGTCTTAGCAAGGTTTTCTATTTTTTTCTGTTTTTCTTTAGAGAGTTTTCCAAGCTTACCTTCTAGTAGCGAATTAACGCTTTTGTACAGATTAAGTTCTTCGTTAATATAGGTTTTAGCTTCCTGTTGCTTCTGGTTAGTTGCTACCAACTTATCGTAACGTTTTTGTTCTTCAGCAGTTAGCTGTCCATTCTTCTGTCTTTTTACTTCTAGTTTGGCTATTTCCTCATTGTTCTTAGCAATAGACTTATCAAGCTGCGCAAGCCCTTTTTCTCCTTCTGCGTTGATTCCTGCTTGTTTTAGCATCAAGTTGGCCATTTGTAGATCCATGGCTTCAAACTTCTGCAGCTTCTTTTCTGTTTCTTCTTTACTTATTCTTGCATTTTTAACTTCTTCAGTTTGGTCGGCTATTCTCTTCTTTAAATTACCGCTTAACTTTTGGTCTATGGCATTGTGTTCAGCTCTTAGTTCCTTTTTTCTTTCTTCTGAAGTTGTTTCCTTTTGGAGAGCTTCGTTAATTTCCCACTGTCTTTCTAAAGCTTCGTCTCTACTTATATTTTGAAGCTTTATCATTTCCTCAAGCTCTTTATTATGAAAGTTATAAACCTTTTGTTGCCCAACTAGTTCTTTACGAAGCTCTTTTTCTTGTTGAAGTTGTTTTATTCTTTCCCCTTCTATTTCGGCTCGAGAAGCCTTATACAACGATTCAACGAGTTCATTGACTGCATCCGTGTTTGCTGCCCAAGCGTTGCCTTGATCGGAGACAGTTTTTTCCACTTCTTCTGACTGATCTATGATGTGTTTATTAGCTTCAAATAGCCTTTTCAGCTCATCTTTAGATAAGCCAGAGTTTTTGGCAAGCGCATCATATTGTTTCTGTAACTCTGCAATCTCTCCTGGATTACTAGATTCAGAAATTCTTATATTAAGATCGTTCAATTCTGCCAATTGTGCATTACTTAATTTTGCTTTGCTAGATAGTTTATCAAACGTATTTGCGCTGTTTTCCAATTCAACTGCTTGATCAGTAAATGATTGTGCAAGGTCAAGGTTCACTTCCTTAGCTTCTTTTGATTTTTCGATTAGTTTAAAAACACCAAATCCAACTGCAGCTATTCCGGTGACAGCTAATCCTGCGACTCCACCTTTACCTAATAGAGATAAAGCTCCGGCAGTTCCTTTACCACCAGCAATTCCAATAGTTTTGGTTAACTTTCCTGCAACTTGCATTAGCGCCCCTGTTCCAGTTGCTAGGTGCCCAAACACTGTTATCACTGGTCCGGCAGCTGCAGCAGTACCAGCAAACATAAGAATATTCTTTTTCCCTTGTTCATCTAGGCTGGAGAACCAATCTGTAACATCTTGTATACCTTCTTTTACATCTGGAAGAACTTCACGGCTAAAATCCAGTAGTGTCTCACCTAATGGCAAAACTGCTTCTTTTGCTTCTCGCCAAGTAGATTTCCATTGTTGGGAGATGGATTTCTCTGCATTTTTAGTCATGTCATCCATGGTGCCATCTACATTTTTAAGCTCCCCATCGATTCCACCTAGCGCATACATTGCTTCTGTTTCTAAATCTTCCCATTTAGTTCCGTATAGCTGCACCCCGACTTCATTTGCTTTAACTTGATCGTCCATGCCTTCTAATTCACTAAGAACCGTATTGGAAACATCTTTGACTGTCTTATCGCCTTTAAGGAATTCCTTCCATACTTTTTGGGTATCTTTTGAAAGTAAACTCATTGCATCAGAAGTAGCATCTGAGCCATCTTTCACACGTATTTGAAATTCTTTCATTACATCGTTAATGTAATCTAGGTTGTAAACCCCAGCTTCAGTACCTTTCTGCAATAGTTGGAAATATTCTTCTGCTGAATATCCCATACTTGCAAATAGGGTAGAGTATTCGCTTAGGTTATCAAACATCTCATTTGAGAAATTGAGTCCATTTTGCGCGCCGTGAGCCATCAAATCAAAGGCTTGGTCAGCTTCAATACCAAAACCCTTCATAAGGTTATTTCCTGCTCTAGTGACCTCATTTACATCTGTTTCAAAAGTGTCTGCAAGTGTGAATGCTTTTTGGGTGATGCGTTCGAGATCCTCGTTATTAAGATCTTTTATGTTTTGTCTGGTTTGGATTAACGCGTTCTCTATTTCTTCTGTACTTTCTCCAAATCCCTTTTTATAAATATTTCGGGATATACGTGTTAGTTCCTTAGCTTCCTTAGATGTTAGTCCCAAGGAATTTTGCATTCTCACACTTGAACTTTCTACATTGGATGCAACTATTCCGATTGCAGTACCGAATCCTAATATAGGCGCGGTTACTCCGGTAGACATAATGGACCCTACACCCTTGGCGTTGTCACCAAAGGTTTTCATTTTAGAACCAGTTTCATCTAGCTTATTGCCAAACTTTGTCCAATTAGAGTTAGCAATTCGTTGCTCTTCTTTTAACTTAGCTAAATCATCTTTCACGCCTTCTACATAACGTTCTAAGTTATTTAATGCAGCTGCTTGATTGTTATATTCAGTAGCCGCCTTCTCTGCTTGCTCTGAGCCCTCACCATGTTCTTTTACCATCTTCTCGTAGCTTTTTAATGCTTTTTCTGTTACTTCTTTCTGTACTTCTAATTTCTTATTTAAGCCTGTCAATCTTGTTTCATATTTACCAATAGATTTATCACTACGATCGAAAGCAGACATGTTCGCTTTCATTTCACTGTTAACGAGTTTCAATTTTGTGTTCACGTTTTTTAGACCTGAATCTATTTTCATTGTTTCCAAGTCAAGGCCAATTGACAGACCTTCTATTCTTTCAGCCATTAGTTACCTCCTTTCTTTGGAGATAGAACAAAATCCTTAACCACCAAAAGCAGCAATTAAGGATTTTTTTTGTTTTGGTTTATTTTTATCTTTCATCAGTTCAACAACATAATGAATAGGCATGTTTAAAATATCGTTAATGTCTTTACCACTTTCCATCATGCTAACGATGAGTTTGTCCATGTATTCGGCTTGCTTGGCGAAAGAAAAATCCTCATCGTTTAACCTTTCTTCGCCAGGAAGTTTTTTGTATCATCCGATTGCTGTCCTTGAGCAATAAAAATGATTTGCTCCATTAAAACATTCTTTCCGCCTGGTGCGTGTAGCCGATTAAAAATATCATCTTTTGTAATTTTACCTGCAAAAATTTCGTTGGCTACAAAGTCTGCTATCTTATCAAACTTATCAAACTCTGACATATCTTCTACATCAATATCGTTATATAACTGAATTGCATCTCTTGCTACCCTTAGAGGGATAAAAGCAGGAGTCCAAATTTTTTCAATCTCAGGCTCTTCACCTTTCACAATTGCCTCCGGATTTTTAACAAGCTCTAACATATTACGCTTTAAATTTGCCATTCATATTCCTCCCAATATAAAAAGAGCAGGGGATTAATCCTGCTCTTCTACTTTTTCGATCAATGCTTTACCTTGTTTATTTTTAGCAGATGCAAGTTCCTGCAATCGTTTCTTAGTCACTTTTTTGTTTGCTGGACGCGGAAAAACATCACCCTCGTTATATGGCTTATTATCATCCTGTAAGTCCTCGAAATAATGTAGCACTTTGTATTTCATTGCATGTACCTCCTTTATCGCTTTTAGATACTCATAAGAAGCTTTATTTTTATTAGCATTTAATACATCTGTAAAAGGGGTGTGTTTAACATACTTCCCTTTAAAAAATAAGCCTTGTTGATCATCAATAACCCCTGCGTTATGGAGTATTTTCGTTTCCTGGTATCGTGTTATAGAATCCGTTGGCCAACAAAAGTCTAGTTCGTTAGGCGTTTCAACTTTTATATCAAAAAGGTAAACATTCCAAAGTTGAGCCCACATTTCTGCGGTCCATTTCTGAATATCTTTATCCTTTAAGAAGCGATACAGTTCAATCGAATCCTCGTACACCTTTTGCCAATATTGTAGGGAAGGATTTTCAATAACCCATTGAGCACCACCTGTTGGTTTTTCTTTGCGGATTAGTTCTGGATCAATGTCTATAGCATTGCACATCGGCTCCAATAATTCACCTACATAATCTATTCCTAAATACCCTTCACAATCAGAAGCATACCAGGTTGATTCAGTCGGTTTGATATTCGGTTCTTCTCGCAAGATCACATCACTATCCAAATAAAAATAGACCCCTTCTTCTCTTGTGGGATCTTCCTCTAAATATCTGGTCCATAAATATGGTTTTACAGATGGAATATAGGTTTTATCTTTTCGGTTATCCTCATACACATGGACATCAACAGTAAACTGCTCCTGGAGCTTTTTAGGTACTCGATCATCATTTTTAGTAAATAGCAAAACAATGTCATTCACTCCAAGAGATTTCAACCTAGTTAAGCAAACTTCCAACTCCCACTCAAAACGTTTAATGGCTGGTTGGCATAAGATGAATTTCATTTATTAAGATCCAGCACTAGTTGTGGTGGTTGTCGTTGTGGTAGATGGATAAGCTCGTCCAAAAACAGCTTGGAAAATAGCATCTCTTGCTGTTGTTGAACCTTTAGCGTCACGGCCGAATATAACCGTTTTCTCTTCCGTGAATCCTGCGACCTTACGATCCATAAATTCGGCAGTTGTTTCTTCACTTGAGAATTCTACACCGCCGCCTTCTTTAGTCTTGGCTTCTTGATTCGGGCGCATAAACATGCCCTTAGGTAAACCGACATATTCCTTCGAACCATCCTCAAATGTTTTGACAAACACAACTCCTACATATGGAGGTGAATCATTTGAGCCATACGCGTACAAACCTGTTTCCGTCTTTTCTAGACCAAACAGTCGTTGTTTGTCCTCTTCAGGGATACGGTGAAATGCAGCTGTTACTGATACATCACCGGAAGAAACAGCGATTTCTGCTGTTTTGTTACTGCCATAAGCACGTGCCGCTTCCTGAGGCATTTCGATGTTAATTGTTTGCGCAAAATCAACAAGTTCCGGATCGTTTAACGTAATGCTTGCCCCTGTTTCATCAAGCTCTGAATAATAAAATTCATCTACCCCTGTTGCTGATTTATAATATTTTTGTTCTGCCATTCAAATCACTCCTTATAATATATAAATGTGTAACGCCTTGCGTCACGAAAAACTCCCTTATCGTAATCAGAAGGACCAATCGCCGACTGTGTTACGTTATCATTGCGCAATACGTCTCTAATTGCATTTGCTAGGTTACGTGTTAGTTTGCGATCTGTTGACCATACATCAATTTGGGTTATTTGTTCATAAGCAATTTCTTTATTACCACCATATTCAACGGCTATCGGTGGTCCGATCTCATCAATTACGATGTAGGGACCTGTTACATCTCCAGTTGCCGGATATTCAAAGAATTTAATTCTACCCATTACCTGTTCTCGGATGTAATTATCAGCAACTAACAATTTATAAATTTCATCTAAGACATCCATCACAGACCTCCTTTTAATGCTTTTCTTACAGCATTACGATACGCCTTTTCACTATTTTTCATAGCACGGGCAATTACGCCTTTTCTAGGAGGGTTAGGATTGTTAATTGTACCCCACTCGTTCAAGTGAATAAGTCGATAACGCCCATGTGGACCCACCCAATGAACTTTCATAGTTCTAACTCCTCTAGCGTCCCAAAATGGTCCAGTGACCGTTATCTCGTCAACGGTATATCCTTCTGCATAACCTTTATCTCCTGCAGCTTCAAAATCCATTCTTAACACTTTAACAAATTCATTCGCAGCATCTATTAAAGCTTTGTCACTAATACGCTGCATGGCTTGTTTCCCTAGTTTGGTTTCCAGTTCGGACAGTAGTTTGTTTAATCCTGTTATCTTTACACTCATGTTACCAACCGCCCAATAATATTTATAAATCTATTATTTTGTGGATCCGGCTGTACATGTTTAACGTTATACCGATTGTCTTTATATTGAGGATGGTCAATGGATATATAATGCTTATCGGTTGGAATGTAATCCCCCAAGGGATCCCGAATGGTGATCGTGATGTCCGATAATGTTCCGTTTGACTTTGCAAGTTCTACATCCTTTAACCACACTTCATCGATCTTTCCCATACAATTGTATAGGGTGTTCTTTTCACTTTCCCCTGGTTCTGGACCTTGATTAGGTTTGTATTCATAAAAAGTAATAGGGGTTCTTAATTCCCCGCTATGGACACGTGGTGGCTTATACTTAAATTCTCTCAAACTATCCACCTCCCGTAGTTGTGGTGGTTGTGGTAGTGACACCTTCTTTAGCAAATACCATATCTAAACTTAGTGATAGAATATCACTTTGAAAGTTATCATCGAAGTATTCAACGGCATCATTGTAAGCATATCTGGTTCTTTCTATGACAAGTTCCTTTGCTCTAATATCAATATTAGCCGATCCGGAAATGTCAAACTCTCCACAGTTATCTTCTACGAATGCAATAGAAAAGGACAACAACTCTTTCAAATTGTCATCCTCTCCGCTATGAGATATATGCATTCGACCTTTAAACTTTTTCAGTAATTCCTCTGTGAGTTCCAATCACATCAGCCCCTTAAGCGCCAGCGCTAGTTGTTGTTGTCGTTGTGGTAGAGCTGGTAGTTGTAGTGGTAGAATTACCACCGCCATTAAACTGGATATTCAAGTCATAAAGCAATGCTGTCTTATTGTCCTCTGGCTTACCATTAGCAAATTGCTTAATTGTGTATAGCATTGCATCTTCAATCGCTAATGTTTGATCAAACTTGTTTGTTTTATATCCTCCTGCCAGTGCGGCAAGGTACTTTCCTTGTACAAAGAATAGTGCTTTTTTTGATGGGATTTCCTCAGATTCCACAGTTTTAATATTGTAAGGTAAAGCTGTTACCCATTGCCCGTTAGCTGTTTGAATTGTGTTTCTTGCTTGTACGCTAATAGCATCGATTGGGTTAACTACCATTACAATTTTATTTAACACTTTTCTAGCTTTCTCTTTTTCGTCGGTAGACAAAGCTTGAATTACATCGTGTAGCTCCCCAGCAACTATTTCCCCTTTGTCAGACGGTGCAAAAGTGAGTGTGCCGGCTGAAGTTTTTTCAGTTACTGCCCCTGTTTCCGCATCAACGTTTTTCATTAATCCAATTGGTTCATTTTTGGATGGGCCGCGGCCGTTTACTAAGCCATACTCCAAGCCAACAGAATAAGATTCAACCAGTAGAGTACGAGTGTAGCGTTCGACCCATACTGGTCCTAGCTCTAGCATATCTTTTGGTATTACAGCAAATGCGGTAAGTTTTAATTGTGTAATTTGTTCTTCGCTGAACGCAGCACTAACCTGGCCAGAAATACCTTCAAACAATTTACCCCAAGCGTAAGCTTTAGTTGGGTCTGATTTAATAAAACGTGTAACTGCCCCTAGATCTTTTAGTCCGATCGCTTGAAGTAACGGGTGGGCTTCTACCAGATCTTCAAACACTCTCTCTTGCGTGGTAACTGGCAAAATGGAATCCTCATCAAATCCACCAGATGTTACTACTGCGTTAAAGAACTTCTTTTCTTCGGAAGTCAATACGTTTTGACCGCGAGCTGATAGAATTTGAGCATCCATTTGTTGTGTGCGAACTTCTGCAGTAATTTTCTCTGTTAAATCTTCTGCGAGAGCTGTCTGCATTTCATCCCATGCAGATGCAAGTTTCTCCTGGTCTTGCTCTTCCGCTTTCACTAAATTCATATAAGCTTCTTTTTTCGCTTGAAAGTTATCCATTTTTCCTTTTAACTTAATTGTCATTTCTCATTCCTCCATTATTTTTTAATTAAAAAATGAACCCTTTTCTTTTTGGCTGCGTTGTTGCAGCTGGAGTAGGTTCATTTTGATCTTTGTTATTTTCTTTTAATTCATTTAAAATTTCTTTCTTAAACTCAGTAAACATATTCTTTACGGTATCTTTATCCAGGGTTTGTTCAGGCTTACCTGGTACTTTGTTTAACTTCCCCTGCCTAATACCGTCAATTACTTCCTGAGGTATTAAATTGGAAACACCTGAACTTGCTGTAAGTTTAATTTCATTTTCAAACATGATTTCATCAACTAGGCCTTTTTCGAGCGCATCCTGCGGAGTTAGCCATGTTTCTTCACCCATGAGATCCAGTAATTCTTTCTCATTCATCCCGGTCTTTAATCGATAGGCATTAGCAATCGTTTTATCCGTGTTCTGTAGCATTTCAGATGCTTTACTCATGTCCCGGTGGTCTCCTAAATAACCCATTTTGGAATTGTGAATCATCATTTCTCCAGTTGGGGCTATCAAAACTCTATCTCCACCCATTGCGATTACGCTTGCTGCAGATGCAGCTAATCCTACAATTCGTGTTTCAACACTTCCAGCATAAGATTTCAAATCGTAGTATATTTCAGATGCAGCATATACCTCTCCGCCCCCACTATTGATAATGACTTCTAAACTATCGCCATTAGCTTCTTCGATTTGCCTAGCAACTCCTTGCGGTGATGTATGTTCTATGTCAAACAAGTCATATATCCAGGAAATATCACTAGATACGATAGGACCTTTTACATTAATTCTCTTTGGCATTAATTCTCACCTCCTTCAGATGTATTAGCTGATTGGTAATTTTTCGTTTGATAATGTTCATCAAGACGTGGGTCTGAGGACGGTTCATCGCCAAGTTTCCCTCGTATTTCGTTTGGCGTGTATGCCATGCTTGCGATCAATTTATCTACCGCGTCAGCTACTTCTAACGGATTCATTTCTGCAACGCCTCTCACTTCAATTCTATCACCTTTAAAGTAATCAGCTTTTTCGATTAGCTTTGCGTTAAGTTCATCTGATATTTTTTTAATTAATGGCCCAATGCAAAACTTTATATAGGCCTTTAAACTTGTCTCATATTCTGCCAGATCTCCGTGTACTAAGGCAGTAGGTATGCCAAGGATATTTGCAACCTCATCCACCAATGTTTTCTTAAGTTTGTTTATTTCATCAATAGACTGTCCCTTGCCATCTCCTTTAGAAACCTCGGTATACTCGAAACCTTTTAACTTTGGCACAAGAGCAACAGTGTTTTTCTTGAAAGATGTAAATAACTTGTCAATAAAAGCTTGTAATTTATCCTGATGGTCTGAATCAAGTTTTTGATTGGCATTTAATCCAACGGTACCTCGTATTTGGTGGTTTCTCATACTAATTTCAATCATCCGACTGAACAAATCTCCAAAGTCTTGGAACATCCCATTCATAAAATTAGTAAGCTTTTTATTGTTATACGTTAAGTAGAGCACTTCGGTCATTTGAAATGTTCGAGCGAACGTGTAATCTTTGACTGTGACGTTTTTAAATACATCTGGGTAAACAGCGTATTCGACTCTCTCAAAATCATCTGCTATTAAAAAATCGTTATTGTCCGTAAGTATTACTAAAACCTCATTTTCATCTATCAACTTATAAATAAAGTCTTGCCAAAACTTTGCAGCTGTTTGATCTGTATTAGGACGAACATTTAAAAGATAATGCCAGTCATCAATTTGGCGTTTGCCATCTGTTATAATTCTAAATTCGGATTGGCTAATAGTCCTCCCAATAAAATTAATGTTTGTTTCAAGAGCCATTTGTTTTAAATATGCTCTGTGGTTTGTTTCATCAATTAAGTCTAAGTCAAATAATGACTCAAGTTCGCTATTTCTTCTTAAAACTTTATCAAGCCATCCCACCTTTTCTACTCACCTCCTTTAGAAGTTTAAGGCTTCGAGTGCATCAAATGAATCGTCAAGATCAACTTCATCTTCCAATTCTCCTGCACGATACAATGCGTGAACAAACGCCTGGAAACCGTCTGTCTTTCTTTTTACTTCTTCTTTCTTTAAAAACTGCTTTCCTGCCTGTGTTTCTTTTACCAATACGTTATTAGTAAACCAACGCATTAATGGGTTATCCCCAAAAATGAATTTGTGATTTGCAAATCCATCCTCTACTCTTGGAGCAAGTAATGGATGAATGCTTGATGGCCTTCTTATAGGCTCAACTTCAAAACCTTCCGCTTCTAGTAAAGGCCTTAATATATCCAACTTATAATTATCAGCAATGATTTTCTCTACTCCATATATCTCTCGCATTTCAATAAACCAGTTAACAATATGCATTGGATTTAAGGAAGGCTCATCTACTACCTTAATAAGTCCATCTTTTTCCCATTTTTTAATAGGAGCTTTTTTCTCGGTACCGAAATCGTTATTGGTGTTTGAATAGCCATAATGCACATCACAAAAATGTTTAATAGCAAACGTAAACGATTTAAACGCATATTCATCGGCTTTTTTAAATAACAATCCACACGTAGCAAAATCTCGGACACTTCCAAAGTCCAAAGATCCGATCGGCTTTGTATCCAATTTAAAGAATGGTCGATTAGTTGCCATGATCTCTTCACGGGAGGCTACAGAATTTTCCATATTGTCTTCAATGAAATTCATTCGTTTGGTAACGAATGCAGCACGTCCGGATGGTTCATAAGCTAGTTTTAAATACTTTTTCTTGACCTCGTTAAACAGCCTTTTGCCTCGTTTGTTTAAAGGCGGTTGGAGAGCTGGATTAGCTTTTGGCCACATATCAAAATTGTCCATCTCTGAGATATCATCCAATTCAGCTATATAAGGAAAAACCCCCTTAAACGCAATTAATCCATTAAGAATGTCTTCACACTCTCGGTACTTCGTATCGAAATAACCCTCTCTAACAAATCCTTTTGTTCCAATAAAAAACTGACGGCCGTGATCCACCTTACCAAGACCGCCGGAGAATACATCAACAATAGATGTGTCTTCCATTTCATGATACTCATCATACATAACTGCGCCTTCTCGACCGCCATCTTGAGAACTTGCGTTACTCGTTTTGTATTCAAAAAGACTCTGGGTTTCGTAAGAGGTAATGCTACTTTTATAGGCTTCAAATTCCTCTTTTAAATCTTCATTGCCTTTTTTATTTATAACTCTAAAGCATTCCATGAAGCTTCTTTTCGCCTGTTTTTCAGAGTTAGCCACAATGGACACGTCGTAGTAATCAATACCATGAAGTGGGCTGATAAAGTAATTGGCCAATGTAGATAAGAAACCATTCTTACCTCCACCGCGGCCAATGTTGATAACAAATTCATCGAATACTACTTCATCATCTTCAACATAAAATAAAAAGATGAATGCAGAGATAAATTTCTCCCACTCATCTAATTCGAAGTACCATTTTTCACTGAATTCTATATAGTTATCGATCTGCTCATCATCAAAATAATAAAGATCGTCTCTTGGTAGTATGTGTTTTTCAATTAGAGTTAATAGTTTTTCTCTTTTATCGTTTAAAACAATTTCCCCGTCATGCCATTTACGAATATACTCAGCAACATATTGATTATGCAGCATAGGCTATCGACCCAATAACTTCGATTTCCTATCATGCTTCGGTTGTGGCAGTAGATCGGTTAATTGTTTAATAATGGTTTGATAGGTTTTGTCTCGGTTGTCATAGTTTTCAACGATAGGTCTTTTGCGATCATAAGGCACCTGGTTCTCGCTTTGTTTAAACTTTTCATACTCTCCGTTTTCTAAGATGTCTTTCCAGTTATCATCGAGCAAAACCCTAAGTCGTGCAGCTTGGGTAATTAATCCTTCTGCAACATCCAGTTGATTCTTCGGAATGCTTTTAAAGAGATCTTTCAATCTTTCAGCTTCCGCCTCAACACGGTTCTCCATATCGTCGATTCTATCGTTTAATAAATAAAGTACAGATACATCCAAAGCTTTAGCGATCTTTGTTAAGAGATCCAAACTAGGTGAGTTTTTCCCCTGTTCAAGGCTTGCGTAGTAATTCGTAGAAATGCCTGCTTCCTTAGCGAATTCAGCTTGTGTAAGCTTTCTCTGTTTTCGTTTTTCTCGCATTCGAAAACCAACTTTTTGTTTATCCAAATCAATCACCTTCTTTCTGTACTGACCTAGGGGGAGGGAGGGGGTAGCTTATCGTGTTGCATTTGCAGAGTTGAGCCCATGCACCGGTTTCCCGCTATAGATTTTTTGCCAAAACTTTTTACCCGGGGGGTATTATTTATTTTTAATAAACAATCTAAATTGATTTTTGCTATCTTCTTTAGACTGTTTGCTAATTAAAGGTTGTTCTTTAGTAATATCATTTATCATCTTCTGTTCAATCTCTTGCGCAATGTATGGTGCCATTAAACACTGTATACAATTACATTTGTAGACCTCTACCACCATTCATCATCCCATTTCTTTTCCTTTTTCCTAGCTTTATAATTAAATCGTTTGTGTCTTTTATTATGGCAGTCCTTACACAATGTTCTCAGGTTATCATCTTCCAACGCTAACTCTGGACTAACCTCCAGCTCTTTAATATGGTCAACTTCTAATATCACTTCATTGCCATGTCTATCTAAGCCACCTAATACTGTTACAAACCCTTCTTCTTTACACCAAACACATTCGTAGTTATCTCGCTCTAAGATATCCCATCTCTTACCGTTTGGACCTTTCCACTGTGGAGAATTGTAGAAGTTCTTTTGTTGATCTTTCGTTTTGTATTCAGGCAATTACTTATCACCTCATAATAAAAAGACACCTCATTGAGATGTCTTCGATGTTTCTTCCTCTTTATTAGCCTCTCTGTATGCTTCAAATCCACCCTCTAAAGTGATTTGAATGTTATCTGCATAATTAATAGTATTTTCTATTTCACTAGGCAGCATGCTTGTAGACTGATTATCTATCAAATATCGAGTCAGTAAATACGCGTGGACCTCATGCTCCGAATCAAGGTTTTTATCATAATTAAGTATATAATTATCAATTTTCCCCTGTTCTTTTTCTGTAGGGTCGCGCTCTTCTTCAATTGCCTTAATAACTATATCTCTTATTGACTCTGTATCTTTTGCAAATGATGTTCTTATTTCGTCGTGATAAGCATTTGATTCACCACAAGCCGCTAATACTAACAGAGTTAATAATACAAACAAAACCTTCTTCATAACCAACTACCCCCAAATATGTATTGGTTAAATTATACAATACATGTAAGGGAGAAAGCACCCACTTATTAAAATGGATGCTTTGGTTAATCACTATTGTTACTGTGTTTCTGTGGACAGTAAACCGTCCCGATCCATCCCTTATTGACTGGGATCACCTTTAATCGGGAGGATTATAGAAACGTCATTGACATGGCCATCAACAACATTCAGGAGTGGAGTAAATTAAACTAATTACTTATTACCATAATAACTCTTTTATCATATAAAAATCTGTTTTTTTTCTGTCATTTATCTGCCATTTATTTTGTTATTGCTGAATTTATGTGTAAGATATTAAAAAAGCACTCACATATTTGTGAGTGCAATTAGACTGCTGAACTTGATACTAAGCTCTTGTATGCATGGTAAATTTTCTTCTGAGAAGAGTATTGAGGCATATCCCGTAATTCTATGGATTTTTTCTTTCTAATAGCTTTTTTCCGATTAGTTTTTCTTTTCATTTTTACAATTTTATCATTTTCACTAATTCTTAATGCTGCGTTCTCAAGCATTAACTCAATTATCATACCCACCACCACTGGGTACTTAAATAATACCATCTTAAATAAATAAATTGATTGTTTATTACTTTTAAAAAGAGACGTGATTGCCCAAAATAAGTGTAAAAAAATTAAAGATATTGGTATGAATGGAAATACCAACTTTGCTTTACCTATAAAATTTATCCCGTTTTGTCTGAATTTTTTGTAGGTGCCAACAACTAAACCTGTATACAAAGCAACCAGCAATGTAGTAATACCGATAATTAGCATGTCGATCCACCTCTCCTATTATACATATATCTTTATACATTAATTATAAGGCATAAATCAGAAAATGTGAATCCTAAGTATTCACTTTTTCTTCTCTATAATATTCTACCCGTTCTTCGAAGCTTTCATTACTTTTTTTATCCCGAAGTACTTTTTTAATTCTGTCCCTGTGTGCCACTTCTTCAACAGAGCTATACGAAGCCCAATCAGAAACAGCCATAACAATATAAAATGCAGCTAGGATCCAAACTAAAGATTTAAACCAGATTGCTAGCACCAAAAATTCCACATTAAAACCTGTAAAAGTAATTCCTAAACAAATTGATGATAAAATAACAGCACTCCAAATCCCGATGTTTTTTCTTCTTATATTTTTAGTTTCTATTGGTTGATGACTATAATAATCAAATGCTAAAGGAATTAAAAATAGAATGATTGCACTAAAAAATGATAACTGATCAGCACTATTAATTATAGTACCACCAAAAGAAAACCAAATAAGAATAATACATCCAAGTCTCAACCCGTAATGTACATCATATTGATGTGTCACACAACCAACACCTTTATATAGTCTTAAACAAATTATACCATATTCTTTTAACTAATAGAACACTAGTTATCCATATCTTATATTGTGTTGAATTAATAAATCTCTTAAATACGTTGATACATATGATTCTAACATACACTACTAAAATGAGTTATACATCATCTTTTTATGGTTAACTAATAAGGATAAAAAAATAAACTCACCGATTATAGATGAGTTTATATCCTAAAATCTTTCATGGCTTTATCTAAGCTATCCTGATTAATCCCTATGTATTTCAGGGTTATATCAGGGCTTGAGTGATTAAATATTTCCTGCAACATTGCAACATCTTTCGTTTGTTTATAAAAGTGATAACCGAAGGTTTTACGAAGAGTATGTGTACCTATTTCATCTAGACTTACGTATTCTGCAGCTTCTCTCAGTATCTTATAGGCCATACTCCTGCCGATTGGCTTATTAATGCCTTCTCTGCTCTTAAATAGATATTCATAGTCTTCCATATCCTCTACATATGCCTTCAATTCCCTTTTCAATGCTGGTGTCATATCAATACGCTTATGCTTTTTAGTTTTCATTTCCTTTAAGCTAAAATAAGACCTTTTCGCATCACTAACACGTAAAGGAAGAATATCAGATATTCTTAGCCCTGAATTAATCCCGACAACAAACATCATATAATTCCTTTTATTTTTTTCTTTAAAATAATGCTTGATTGCTCTTATCACTTCAGGATCCCGAATCGGTTGTACAAAGTTCAACTCACTTCACCTTCTTGTTCATAAGTCTCAATTCGAAGGATAAATGCTAATTTGTAGAATGCTCTTGCTTTAATCCGGTAATATTTCCTTTCACTATAACCTAGCTCGTTATACACTTCATAGTCGTATATTTCATCTTCTTTTAAATAGCGATTGATTATTACTGTTCTTTCCTGATAGGCAAGGCGATTAACAGCTTTCTGTATCTTAGTAATGTACTCTCTTCTTTTTCTTTCATCATCTAATCGTTTTATTGCCGTTTCCTCGGTAGAAGAATGAAACTGATTATTCACTGTTGGTGGAACTAAGCTGAATGAAGAAGTTATTTTAGGTTGGTAGTCCTCTGGATCCATTAATAAAAACATCTTATATTTTTCCAATGCAGACTCGACAGATGACTTTGTTTCATCTCTATTAATCTCTGGCAACTTAAACGACATTTGCATAGTTACACCGACCCCTTTTTATTTTTTTGCTCTGACTCCTTAAACAACTGTTTTAAGTACTCACTGCGCTTTACTGGAGATAGAGCCCCCACTCGTTTATCCCGTCTGTATTTGCTTATTTTCCATTGATAGATCATAGCCACACCAAACTCGCAAAAAATAATGCCATTGAAATAGCGCATAGAAACGCCATATTTTCCTGTAGTTTTTTATCATCCTTTTCTCCAATTGCTCCGATGAAGCTAATTACCAATATGATGATTACAATTGCTTTGAATGCTGTTATCATTTTTCGACCCCCTAATGAAAATAAAAAGGACACCAAACGGCAGCGTATAGCTGTCATTCAGTGTCCTCCAGTTGACTGGTAGAACTCATTTATTTTGTTCTATTAAATAATTGTGTTCTTTAATAAGGGAATCCCTTATTGAAATTAGCAGTTCTTGTTCATTATCCTCTTTAATTCCTTCTTTTTTGTTTTCCAATAAAGCTTGATAGTCTAAAATATTGCTATGACACTTAATAAAAGAGTCGTATTTTTCCATAGTAATTAACTCTAGAGGAAAATTATCAAACTTCTCTATCGTTACTTTAAGTATATTTAAATTCGATTGATGGAATGTTTCAGACATCTTTCCATTAATATGATAATTAATTCTTCTTATGACCGAATTAACCGCGAAACTTATTCTGTTATACCTTTTTGTAAATTCAAAATCCTTTTCTTTGTTTTGTCTGTCTATCAATTTAGAGTGTTGTACTTTAGTAGCGTAAATAGCTCCAAAAGCGCCTAATAAAGCACCTATTAATGCACCTAACAAAGTACCCAATGAAGTTACCCACGCATCCGGTGTAATGCATTCCCAAAATCCTTGGCACTTTGATTCTAATAAAATTACATCACTCAAAACTCTTCACCCTATGTTGGTTTAAATGATTTTCAACTTTCTCAAAAAGCTTTGAAATGTCCCTTTTATCCTCTAAATGATGCATTCTCTCATGACAATTAGGACAAAGCGCTATGACATTTCCTATAGTATCTTCTCCACCCCTAGATAACCAATTAATATGGTGTGTATGTAGGTAAGGCCGTCCTTGCTTATCAAGAAATGGAGCCTTCTTCTCGCATAATTGACAATAACCTTTTGCCCATCTTTTTGCATATTCTACAATAAATTGATCTCTCTCAAATATTTTAGCATATGATTTCATTGAGCCTGGCTTTCCGGAAGATAATTTAGCTCTTTTCTTTAATTCATCATCAGACATTTTTTTAGCAGATCTTGCTTGCTTTTTATGTCGATTAACTATTTTTCCAGGATCAACCTCAAAAGGTTGTGAATTAATTAATCTTAAAGGAAAGACCCAGACATCCCTTACTTGCTTAGAATCATCTAATTGTTTTTCCTTAAAGGGCTTTCCAACTAGCTTTACAGCTCCGATAAAAGTATATCTACGCTCTTGAAATACTTCAAAAAGAAATATGCTTATATCCATATTATTTGAGTTATTCAAAGTCTTATTTTGACTATAATCGAGGTCTTGATCCCCATTAAGTCCCATGCCAGTATAATAGAATATATCTCCTTCCCACTTATCTATATACAATGATTTAAAGGGATTTGATATCAATACTAAACTATTAGTCGTCTTTGACCTTCTCATCCCACCTTGGGGCGCGCATTTAAATATATCAACTAATTCCTTATTGTTTATTTCATCACCTTGCTTCAAACCATGTTTAAAAGTCACTAAAATCCTCCTTTCCATTTGTCTAAGAAGACAATCAAACGGCAGCATATAGCTGTCATTCTATCCACCAGTTGGATTAAGCAACTATATTTTTTCTCTGATGGATTGTATATATCCTTCATAATTTGATTCTAGTATAGAGATCTTTTTGATTGTGTCTTCATAAACTTCCTCTACAGATTTTTTTAGGTGTTTGCTATATTGCTTCGAGTTTATAACTCCTTTTGAATTTACAACTGCTTTTAGTAAGCCTATACACTCATAATATTCTTCAAAAATTTCAATTGGTACGTCTTCATAATTAACATGCTCTAATATATCAGCATCATTTGCTAAATGATCATAGTAATCGTCCGTATACAGTTTATCATTTATTAAATTTAGCATTGAGAAAAAGGAATTCCCTAAAGCTGGTTTTATTATATAATAATTTCTAATTTCTTTTCTAAACAACTGTTTTTTTTGAATTTTCTCATCATAAAAGAATTTAGATTTAGACGTCAGCCATGTGGTAATCATTGGTATTAAAGCACCTATTGCTAACGTAGATAAGATCTCCCAATTCAAAACTCTTCCCCCTCATCAAACTTGATGCGCTTCACCCTCCCTTGATGCGTGATCACTTTCGTCTCACCATGTTCAGGTAAATACGTCAATTTAGCCTCTCCTTGACAATATACGACAACAAACGGCTTTTCTCCTTTTTCTATATCGACATTTAATTTACCTTTTTCAAATGGAATATCCTTTAATCTCATAGCACCGACCCCCTGTTGTTATTTCGTTAACTGCTTATTAAAGCACTCTTGGCAGAGATAACTTGTATTGCTCCTTGATTCATTCCCACACTCGATACAAACTTTCATAACATCCCTCCTATGGCGATTTCATCTATTTCCCTTACGCTGATCTCCACCCTTGGATTATCTGAATAATACTTTGCAGCATATAAATCTACTATCTGGCTATCATCTTTGTATATAATGCCATTAAGGGCATCTTCAATTCCTTTGACATAATTGCTGGTGTCCGCCTTGGTGACAGGGCGCTTAATTCCTGCCAGAAATAGCGCTCTGTCCTTTTTCGTTGTTGACTTAGGTATTTGCCTGTAAATCTTAATAGAAACTTGTAGCGCCCCCTCAAATGGAATTTTCGGAGCATGTTGTTTGGCTATAATAGATACATAGTTTTTATAAGCTTTACTTTCTTGTGGATCATAAAGTACAATTTGTCCTCTTTTCTTACCACGTTGTATTTTTCCTGCTCTTGGCCTACCTTGTGGCACTGGTTGTCCAGGTATGACGAACTCAATCATTAGAACCCCCCTTAATCAGCTGTAATTTGTTGCGTTTTTGGTGATTCCGATATTTCTTGTTTGGTTCAACAATCTGTGTGATGTAGTATTTCATAGGAACATGAACTGTCATTTTATTTGTCCACTTTGGAACCCCTGTGGATATAACATAAACTAAGCAAGTGCCATAATTCGGGTTAATCAATCTCATGCTTCTTCTTGGCACGGGAAACGGATCCCCATATTTCACTTCAAAATTGTTAAGATATTTTTTCCCATCAATGCTGATCGACATAAGCTCTCGCCGCCTTATTCTTCTCATAGATGTGCGTCCATTCTAGGGTGTACAAGCTAAGATCCGTTAAGTTCCTGCCATCAATAGTTTGCGAGACTCCAAGATTGTGAAGCTCACGAATCAGTTCCTCTTTCCGTTCTTCTACAGCTATACTCAATATCCATTCGCCTGCCTCTCGTGGTTTTCTTGATTCTTTTGGAAATAAGCTTCTTCAATTTCTGAAAAGGAGAATCCAAAACCATTGATACCGATATTCAAAAAAGTTATCCAAGATAAATGAAAAGAATATTCGTTTTTCTGTATTCCTGCTATTTTGGCATCTTGTCCGTAATTAACCATATAAGATTCATTTAGGAAATAAGTCATTTGGAGATAATATCCTGTCAAATCTCCATCAAACTCATCGGGTTCCAGTTGTTCTTCGTACACCCAGAGAGAGTCTTCCCAGCCCTTTAAAATTGCTATTTGCAAGAATAAGTGGAGTCCGTCTATAAATTCTTCTAAGAGAGGATTTTTCCATACTGCTCCCGGGCCTAAAATAGAATCTTGCTCCGTGTAGTTTGTTAGATATTCTCTAGTATTTGGTTTTTGGTTATGACTCCAATACTTAAACCAACGACCTTCATTCGCAAACTCTGCCAATTCCACTTGTAACGCAAGGAAAGTATCAGCTACTATTTTTTCTACTTTAAGCCCTTTTTCTTGAACGATATACAGCAGTAATTCTCTCTGTTTATCTATTAGTTTTTGTAAATTCATCTTGTAGCCCTTCTTTCCCTCAAAGCCTTTGCCTGCTCTAATATCAATTTGTCACATTCGCTATCACCAAGCGTTTGCTGAGTAATACAATTAAACACCTTCCCTGTAATATCCGTTTTGTAAGGGAAGTTCATTGAGTATCGTTTAAACCATTCTTTCTTTATCTCTGTATTGTCTAAGGTGCCTCGTCCATATAACATAACCAATTGGTGTTCAGCGAAGTTTCTATATACTACTTTCATTGTTTACCTCCTCCTAGTACCATAGAGTCGCAATATAACCCCACAATGACCTACGTTTTTTGGAGAAAAACTCCTTTTCTTTCTGCAGCCGATCTTTTCTCATTTGTTTGCTCCCTTCGGATCGTATACGTATCTTCTTCCAGAGACCGTAATAATCGTTGGCACTTTCTTCACCTTTTCAATTGTCACGATAGGACGGTATTTCTGACCTTTTTTGAACTCTCTCACGACCTTCCCTCCCTTTCAGCAATTTACTTCCAGTAGCAAAAGCCTTCTCAATATCATCAAAATTTCCATCCATCCAAGCTTCATAGAGTGCAAGAAACACTTCATGAGGATTTCGCTTGGTCCATTTGGCAATGTACATTACGCTCTTTCCATCACGCCAGAGCCTTAGAATTTCTTTAAACTGCCAGAGTGGCATTCCAAAATCTATATCACTATCAGCAAACAACACCTTTGACTTTTCTTGTGGGAGAATCGGCGCATTGCCACCTAATGTATTCATGCGCTCACTCTCTCTGATTCTTTTAACCTCTCCCAAAGATCTTCTATATCGCTATCATCCCGAACAAAATCACAATGATTGTCAGGGCATGGTTCAAACTGTATGCCCCATTTATGTTCGATTGCTAGACCGCCTTGTCCGTTGCATGTTTTACACATATTAAAACTCCTTCCTACGGTAATCTCTACCGTTCATTGTGATAATTTCCGTGTTCTCCATCATCCGAGAGAAGTTGCGCTCATTGATCTGCGCCCGTAACTCTTTGCTGTTTAAATTCGTTGTGTAAATAGTTGATTTACCGGAACGATCGTCCAGTATTTCAAATAGTTTTGTATTCGCCCATTCGGTATGATGTTCAGCTCCAATATCATCTAAGACCAATAGATCTACTCGTTGGATGACTGCTAGTAATTCATCCTCTGTTACGCCTTTATTGTTATAAGTTTCTTTAATTTTGGTGAGTAACTTCGGCAATGATAGAAACAAGCACTCTTTCTTTTTCTCCATTACCTTTTTGGTTATCGCTACTGACAAGTGACTCTTTCCGGTTCCGTAACTACCATGGAGGAGCAAATTCTTTTTACCATCAAACTCCTGTATGTAGTTCGTGATGTTTTGCTTGGCGGTTGCTAGTTCCTGACTAGTAGGTTCATAGTTTTCAAGAGTTGCACTTTTTAAGTTGTCATTCATAAGAGAGTAATAATCAAAAAACTGTTTCATCTTCTCGTTCCGCAGCTGTACTCTTCTTTGTCCAGCTTCTTCAGCAAGTTTTAAATCCTCACACTTGCAACCAGCATTTACTTCTATCCAATCACCTTTATTGGGGCCACCTGTAATTTGCATTTCTTTCTTCTGGACAGTTCGTCCGCATCCTTCGCATTCGTAGGTTATGATCAAACGCTCTTTAGGTTTAAATAAACTAATCTGTTCCATAGCAACCTCCTAAAATCCGTAATTATAACCGTCATCTTCGGCTTCTTTTGGTCGTTTTGGCTTGAACGGGATAGTGTTGTTTTTATAATTCATGCGTTCTTTAGCTTCATCAGCGCTTGTATTTCTCATAATCCCAATGGTGTATTCTTCTTTCTTTCCAGCATGGAGCTCTACATGCGCTCTTAATGCATATTCAACAACTAAACGATCGTACTTCCTCCACTTTTTCATGTTGTTATAAATTACACTTTTAGCAATCTTTCCTGTTTTGCGAGTTTCTCTAATAACATCCCAATAGCGTTTGTTCAATTCGTTGAAAGTTTTTATAGAAGAAAAGTCCGGCAATAAATCCATGATTTTTGACGTATAGTATTTATCTTTATCTCTTTCTATATCTTCTTCTCTTTCTTCTTCTGTTGCGTTAGGTAACGTTTCATGTAACGTTACATCTTTATTTTTAATTTTTTTATTCTCCCTATGGCGCTGTACACGTTCTCTAGTCTGCTTTCTTATCCTTTCCATACCTTCAATGTTCTGGTGTTTCTCCCAATTGGAGATAGATATAAAAGATTGGTCATCAATTTCTATCATCCCGAAACTTTTAAAGGTTTCTAATGCTAATCGAACAGTGTTTAACGGTCTGTTAAAAATAGTTGATAGCATTTCATCTGTGTAGGGAATGTTTTCACTTAAATAGATATATCCACTTGCGTTTGTTCTTCCTGCTTGCGATAGAAGCTTGATCCAAATAATGAGGATGGTATCAGCTTCTGGCATTTGCTCAATCAACCTTATTTTCTCGTCCTCAAACATATTTGTGCTTAGCTTTATCCACTTCACATCACTCATTTTTAAATCACTACTCCTTAATTTCTATTAATTTCGCAAATAGCAAGACGACCGTTTATTTTTATCATTGTGTAATCTGGATAACCTACTTTCAGGTAATCAATAATTATTTTTTTAAGTTCTTGTTGATTGTGTGCCTGCTCGAATATCCAAGCAGGCAACAATACTTTACTACTGTTATTCATAAATAACCTCCCAACATTGTTTTCCAGAGGGTTTTCCGCTATAATAGAGTTACGCTCAAAAAAGAAAACCCTTTATTAGATCCCATTCCAGTGGGGTCTTTTATTTTTCTTGCCACATACAATGCATCTGTCAGTAAATACGCTGTATCTGTGTATCTTTCTAAATCTACAGTTAACAGTAAGATCCTGGTGGCTTTTAAAGTTTGTTAGATTAAGAGATTTAAATTTTATTTGCATTGTTTAGTTCTCCTTCCTAAATAATTATTAAGATGATTAATGTAATTACTAAAGCGCCTGTTAAGCTTCCTCTGAGCACTCTGTTTCACTCCTTTTCACAGTCTTCGCATTTTCTTGATAACCAGGTTCTTCAAAGTCTTCTACATATGCACCACATACTTCACATAGCAAACCATATAAAGTCATTTCAACTAATTCACCCACATTCTCACCTCCCCTCAGTAATTAACTAGTAGATATAAATTCCATAGCAGCATGGCGACAAACAAACCTAGCAGTGACCAATCTACGCTATCGTACTTCAAAATCAATTCCTCCTGGCATATACATGGTCTTTATGCTCTTCTCGTTTTAGCTTTTTATGGTTGAAAGCCTTTAGCACTTTTATCCCCTGCTCCAAATCAGCTAAAATCCTGTCAGTACCGGAAAACTGTGCCTCTATTGCGCTATCCAATAATTTAAGGCAATTCTTCTGTATATTCACTAATTCATCCGAAGCCTGGAAAAAGTCCTCCGGTGGATAGTTATCTTGTATCTTGCTAGTCATTTTCTAAGCCTCCTATTTAACTCAGATTTGTAAGCCATTAGCCGATCATAACGATAAGGATTATGACCTTTACTTATATGCTTAGCAACATATTCAGCGACCTTACGTGTGTAGTAAGCTATGCGTATATCCATTTAATTCACCTCATAAAAAGCAACGAATTGAATGTTACCGTACTTAATCAACAACCATTGTGAGTGGCTATCATAACTTTCCATTTCAATGCGACCAAAGTTTTTATAAGGATTTAATTTCTCCTCTGCCTCTTTCAAATTATCGCAATGAAACAACACTTCCACCTTAGCTCCTTGTGCGATTAGATCTTCAAGTTTCATTTATCTCACCCTCCCTGAGTCGACTGCATAACATACATCTCGATACAAACTCATAACTTCCAAGTTATTATTGATAAAAGCAACTGAGTAGTGTTCTGGAATGTTATAACACTCTTCCAGGTCTTTCTTTAAAGCTAAAAGGCGAGATCCACGTACAGGTGACTGTTTAATTTCTTTAAAACGTTCCTTGAGGGCTTCCAACTCTTCAGCTGTCATGATTTTGCCTCCTTTGTTCTAATATTTTGGGTAAGCTGTGTTTTACAAAGAATGCTGCCATTTCTTTTTTTGTTTCCTCGCTGATCTTGGGTTGAATAACAGCTTTCATACTATCCTCCTTCTTTCTACGCACACCCCCAAATCAGAAAACAAATGTCTTGGTGATTGGCTATTGGTAAATCATTGCAAGCCCCGCTCAATTCGTTTTCTCATTACAGGGTGTGCTATCTAAATTCGCATATCATGCGACAAATTGATTAAAAAAAATACTCATTGCTTCTTCTTTGGTTAATTTTAAAACCTTACAAATTAAGTTCACATCTTTAATAGTTAAAGAGTCTCCATCATTACTAATCTTTCTATAAAGGGTGCTTCGGTCCATTCCTATTTGATTAGCTAGCTCGCCAACAGTCAAACCGTTTTCGACAATTTTCCCCTTTAACTTGTTCACATTCACAAATATTCACTCCTCTCTTGTCGCATTTCCTGCGACTGACTAAATCTTACGACACAATTTTACAAAGGTCAAGACATTTTTCGCATAAAATAATAATAGTTTTATAGAATAACTAATTTTCGTTGCATATTTGCGACAAAATGATATAATTGAATTAAGAAAAGAGGTGAAATAATGAATGTTGGAGAGCGCATTAAACGTAGAAGAAAACAATTAAAATTGACTGCAGATGAACTAGCAGAAAAACTAGGAAAAAATAGAGCAACCATTTATAGGTATGAAAAGAATGAAATTGAAAATATGCCTTATGAAGTAATTGTGCCATTAGCTGAAGTATTAAGGGTATCCCCTGCATATTTAATGGGGTGGGAAGAAAACAATAATAAGGTAATTTCTACACCTTACAAGTTCATCCCCACCGCTATTTCCGCAGGCTTACCTTTGGATGTGGCCTCTATTAAACAAGTAGATGAGATAGAAATACCGGATGCGCTGATGGGTAAGTGGGCTGGAAGTGATGTTTTTATTACTAGAATTAATGGAGAGTCTATGAATAAAGTAATGCCGCATGATTCTCTTATTGCAGTAAAACCCATGGATTTGTGTAATTTAAAAGACGGAGATATTGTAGTATTCAGTGATCACCATGAGTACTCGGTTAAAAAATTTTACAGGGATGAAGATAAAATTATTTTCAGACCACATTCAAGTGATCGAAGATTTACAGATTATATAACTAATACAACTAATTCTGATTTAAAAATATATGGAAAAGTTGTCGTTTATGTAGTCGGTTTAGATTAATAATTGACGTCAAAGATTAATCATCAGGGAGGCTGATCACCTCCCTCTTTTTATAGGAGGTAATTAATATGATTGGCATTTATATAAGAGTATCTACAATTGAACAAGTGAAAGAAGGATATTCAATCTCTGCGCAACGAGAAAGATTAACAGCATTTTGCAAAGCACAAGGATGGTCTAATTATAAATTTTATGTAGATGAAGGTATTTCTGGAAGAAGCACCAATCGCCCTGAATTAGAAAAGCTAATAAATGATGTGCAACAAGATAAGATAAGAATGATATTAGTCTATAAATTGGATCGCTTCACCAGATCAGTACTTGATCTTCATAAAATGCTAGAAGTATTAGACAAACATGGATGTACGTTTAAGTCAGCAACAGAACCCTATGACACATCTACAGCTATGGGAAGAATGTTTATTACTATTGTAGCTGCAATGGCTCAATGGGAAGTAGAGAATTCATCGGAAAGAATTAAGATGGCCTTGGAAGAAAAGGTATCTAAAGGAGAACGTGTAGGCAACGTACCTTACGGATTTGATCTCAATGAGGAAGAAAAACTAGTGGCAAATGAGAAAGCCAATATAGTGTTGGATATGATAGATAAATTAAAATCCGGTTGGTCTGCTATGAGGATAGCCGATTATCTTACAAACACTAACGATGATAAAGGTAAATGGCTAGCTAATACCGTATTAAGGATATTGAGGAACCCTGCCCTTTATGGATCTACTAGATGGAATGATAGGATATATGAAAACACGCATGAAGGTCTTATATCCAAAGAAGAATATTTAAAGATACAACAAATATTAGAAGATAGAACACATACCAGATTAAGAAATGTTAAAAATACGTATGTGTTTCAAAATAAAATAGTTTGTCCAGAATGCGGCAAGATAATGTCGGTGAATCGATTTATACGTAAAAGAGCAGACGGCAGTAATTATGAAGGTGCTGTTTATCGTTGCCAACCATGTGCTAAAAGTAAGAAATTCACTAAAAGCCCAAGTGATCAAGTTTTAAGAAAAGCACTATATGAATATATGGAGAATGTTACATTTGAACAATTTAAACTACCAGAGCAAAAAGAAAATCCTCACATTGAAGAGCTTAAAAAAGTAGAAAAGAAAAGAGAAAAATTTCAAAGAGCCTGGGCCAATGATTTAATGACTGATGGTGAGTTCAAAAAACTAATGAATGAAACAAAGGAAATTTATGATGACCTTAAAGCAAAAACCCAAGAAAACAATCAAGAATACATTATCAACCCAGAAGAAATAAAAGACATTGTAATATCATTTAATGACGGATTTAAATACCTGGATGACGAACATAAAAGAGAATTTATCTCTAGGTTTATTAGAAAGATTGAGATAGAAATAATTGAAACTCCCCCTAAAAGAAAAGATAGATCGTTGAGAGGACAGTATAAAACCGTGATTAGTAACATTGTATTTATGTAA